GAACATGTAGAGCCTCTTTTCGGAAAAGAAGAACGAAAAGAGCTTGAAACTAAATTGGCAACTACTTTAAAATCACTATAATGGTAGGAGAAGATTCAAATTATTTTGAAGGGCATCAACGTAATGTAGATGTTAAAAAAGGAATACAGAGAACTTTTTGTAAAACATGTAAGACATGCCCTTCTATCTCTATTCATGAAGACCTTGAAAATGTAGTTCTTGGAGGAAAAGAAGAGGGCTATACTGTTTGGAAAAAAGGACACTTTAAGGACATGGTAGAAGATATTAAAGCTGGATTGTTCGATAGATTTATAGAAGATGGGGACGCTTAAAAATATTAAAGACGGTTGGACAAATTATATAAAAGCCTGTCAAGATGCTGCAGGTTTACCTGAAGATGTCCAAAAACTAGCAGACGAGAGAGCTGCTATCTGTAAAGACTGTCCATTTTTAGAAAAGTCAGGTCTTTTCAGGTTTATAAATCGTTTGGTCCCAGGAGATTCTCCTGAAGACCCTAAAAAAGTAGTGAAATCTAAGTTTTCAGTTTCACCTGAAACTGCAAAAGCTCTTTCTAAAGAGAATGTTTACGAAGGATATAAATGTGGCAAGTGTGGGTGCGCTTTTCCAGCTAATGTATATGCACCTGATAAAAAATGTCCAGAAGGAAAATGGTAATGGGTAAAACAATAGACAAAGTAAAACTGGTAGAAAACAATATCATGGTACAGATAAATGTACCTAAAGCTGAAACTGATTCAGGTATTGTTATAAATGAAGAAACTGCTAGAGAATTACAAGATACTATCACAGGTACAATACTTCATGTAGGACCTGATGTAAAAAACTTTAAAGTAGGAGAAGAAATACTACCTCCTCCTCATGGTCATACTGCGGTTGCAATAGATAAAGAGGTTTATCATGTTTTTAGAGAAACCTCGCTTTTCGGGAAAATAGAGAAGTAATGTCAGAAGATATTTCTAAAAATACTGTTACTATTACCATGTCTGGTAAAAAATCAGCAGTACTTGCTACTGTAAAAGGGTTCTTTGGAGAAAAAATGCTTTGGCAAATGGTAGAGGATGAAATATCAAACAGGCCTGACATATTTGTAGGGATATTTACTTTTTATATATCTGACGAAGAGATTAAAATAGAATTAGACGAGGATGAATCTATTTGACCTTAAAGCAAGGGTTGTAGTAATATCTCCTGAGGCTCTTTTAATTCCAGAATTTAAAGATCTATGGGATAGAGACAAATCAAAGGATAAATTAAAAGCACATAGAGAGATCTCATATGTGTACTTTATAGCTGATTATAAATCTCCTTACAGATCTTCTTTGACAGAAGATAAATTACACGGTGTAGTTGCAAAAGATTTTATGAAAGATGCTAAATATAAACCTGATCCTAAAGTTTTGGCAGCGATTGACAAATACAAAGAGCTGCAAAAAACGCCATCAATGTTATTACTGGATGCTTCGGTACAGACCGTTCATAAGCTTATTAATTATCTTCAAGATATAGATCTTACTGAAAGAGATAAAAGTGATAAGCCTATATATAAACCATCTGATGTAACTACCAGTCTTAAAAATATAGGTGGTATCGTAGAATCGCTTTCTAAAGTAAGAGAAAGTGTAGAAAAAGAAGTATCTGAACAGGCCAGTCTACGTGGCCAACGTAAAAAAGGAAACAGAGAAGATCCATGAAATTAAAAGTAATCCGCTATAGCAGCCAAAAAGATTCTACTAATGGTGCATTGTTTGTAGAAAATGATGACTTATCTTTAGATTTCTTATGCTATACTCTAGAAGATGAATATAGAAAAGAAAAAATACGATCTGAAACACGTATTCCAAGTGGCGAATATGAAATTAAACTTAGAAAAGAAGGTGGATTTCATGCTAAATACTCTAAAAGGTTTTCCGAGATACATATTGGTATGCTCCATATCATTGATGTTCCTAATTTTGAGTACATTCTTATCCACTGTGGGAATACTGACGAACATACTGCTGGGTGTTTACTCGTGGGTGACTCTCAGGAAAACAATATCCTTAAGAAAAACGGTTTCATCGGTAGTTCGACCCAGGCGTACAAAAGGATCTATCCAAAAATCAGCTCGAAGTTAGAGAAAGGAGAAAAGGTTACTATTGAATACGTAGATTTTGCATAATGAGAGGTACAGTAGAAAAGAAAATTAAAGTAAAAATAAAGAGACGAGGTATTCATGCTAAATCCAAACACTCCAACTTAAAATCTTCTAAGCACTATAAGAAGAAATATGTCGGACAAGGGAAATGAGATAGAAGAGCTTATAAATAGCGAAGTGTACTTGCAAGAAGCAATGTTTAATTGCTATCTTATTATAACGCAACAACTTACGCTAGGTGATCTAGAAGAAACAAATGGATTTTGGTTACCTGATATAGAATCTGATAGCATTATAAAAGATATTTTTTCATATTACGAGAAACACGAAGATTATGAAAAGTGTCATGATATAAAAGAACAGCTCGATCTTTTTGGAAAAGATAAAGTTTTAAGAAGATTAAATGGGCAAGATTATCACATCTGAGAATTGGAATAAATTAGATCCTAAAATAATAAGTCCTGTTCGTCACACGGGCCAGGAATATCTTAAGTTTATAAATACTGAGATATTCAGTGAAGCTGCAAAGCATTATTTAAAACACAAATGTTACACGTTTGCTCCTGAAGGAACCTCTGAGCATATAGAGTTCTGGGATGAGGAGGAACGTAGATGTAAAGAAGGATATTCTGTAGGCGGGACCCGCATAACAGGAGAGCATTACGCATATCTGAACTATGGTAGGATATTGGCTACTGTAGAAGACTCTCATGGACGTACTAGAAAGATAGACACTTTTCCTAAATTTCTAGACATGGACTATTATTGGTACCATGAACTGGAACAAGCTGAACAGAATGGTCAGGGAATGATAGTCGTTAAGGCCAGACGTAAAGGATTCTCTTATAAGAATGCATTCGGTATGGCTTGGAAATACCATTGGTGGCCTCATTCTATCTCTATTCTGGCAGCATATGAAAAAACATTCTGGGCCAACACTATGGAGATGGCTAAGAATATGATAAACTTTATAAATGAGAATACCGACTGGGTTAAAGGATCATTGATAGACCGACAAGATCATATTAAAGCTGGTTATGTAGAGAAGGATATATATTCAGGAGTAAATATTCAAAAAGGATATAAATCTGAAATACTGGCACTTAGTTTTAAAGATAGCCCTCAAAAATCAGTCGGGCGTACCGCAGAACGCATGCTGTTCGAGGAGGCTGGGGACTGGCCTGGACTTATGCAGGCATATCAAAGATCTTATCCTCTTTTCAAGGATGGTAATATTATGATCGGTATTCCTATACTCTACGGTACGGGAGGAAACAGTAAAAACGGTACGAACGCAGATTTCGAGTCGATGTTCTACAATCCTTCGGCCTACGGCCTCAGGAGCTATGAGAATATATATGATGAAACTGCTGTAGGAGAAGCTGGATGGTTTGTAGATGATGCTTGGTATAGAGAGCCATATATAGATAAGCACGGTAACGCATTGAGAGACAAGGCTATAGAAGATATAGATCTGGAAAGAGAAGAGAAAAAGAAAGCAGATCCGAAGGCATACAATATGATGGTTACCCAGCATCCTCATACTCCTAAGGAAGCATTCTTAAGAAGTGAAGGAGCGGTATTTCCTGCTATTGAATTGTATAATGTATTATCTAAACTAAAAGCAGACGATAGGTATAAAAAGTTAGGCTCACCTGGAAAAATATTTGAAGAAGAAGGCAAGGTAAGATTCAGACCTGACCTAGAGAACAAATTATTTCCTATGAATAAGTATCCACATAAAACAAATGAGCCTCAAGAAGGGTGTGTAGTAGTATACCAACATCCACCAGAAGTAATACCTCATGGACTTTATAAAATAGGACTTGACCCTGTAGCATTTGACAAATCAGGTAGTAAATCTTTGAATGCTGCTTATGTATATAAAACTTATCAAAAATTTGAATATGGATATGATGAAATCGTTGCGGAATATGTTGGAAGACCTGACAATATCGAAATTTATAACAGAAATCTTGAATTACTTTCGGAATACTTCGGAGGAGCAGAAATCATGTTCGAGAACGACAGAGGTGAAGTGCTGTCGTACTTCAAAAGACGTGGAAAAATGCATTTGCTCGCAAACCAACCAGATAACGTCATCTCAAAAGTAATTGAAAACTCTTCCGTTGCACGTATCAAAGGGTGTCACATGAATGAGCGCATGAAAGATGCGGGAGAAAAGTTTATTCTTAGATGGCTTTGGACAGAAAGAGGAACAAGAGAAGACGGAAGTAAAATATATAATATGGATCTACTTCCAAGTCCAGGGTTAATAGAAGAACTTATATCATATCATAGAGAAGGAAACTTTGACCGTGTTATGGGTTTTATGCAATTAATGTTCAGCGTAGAAGAAGAATTTGGAAGAGAAATAAAGAAAGAGCCATATAAAAGCGAACCAGCTAAGTATTTAGTGGACAATATAGATATATTATTTAAAAGAAAACGATAATTTTATTTATATTTGCAGATTAGGGAGTAATTTAGATTATAATCATGGGAGAATATTCATTTCCACAACAAAGGCTTACCAATAGAGACAAGCTTAAGAATAAAAAAGCTTGGGGTAGGAATATGATAGATGAAATTGACAGATATGACTCTCTAGGTTATGATGGAAGAGAAAATATAGAAAGAAAAAAAGCAAACTACGACCTATTTAATGGCGTACTTACTGCTTCAGACTTTGAATATGTCTGTAAACCCTACGGAGAAGGTGTAGGCGAGATGCCTGCAGAAATGAGACATTATGATATTATGTCTCCTAAATTAAGAGTTCTTTTTGGAGAAGAAATAAAGAGACCTTTTAATTTTAAAGCAGTTGCTACAAATCCAGATGCAATTACAGAGAAAGAAAGAGAGAAAACTCGACTGGTACAAGAATATTTGCAACAGCAGATCCAGGCTCGTATTCAACAAAAGCTAATGGAGCAAGGCCTTCTAGAACAAGGAGGACCTGAGGAAGCGCAAGATCCTGAATTAATGCAGCAAAAGCAGCAACAGATTCAGCAGATCCAGCAAGCTATGACTCCTCCAGAAATTGAAGAGTATATGCAAAGAGATTACCAGGCCTCAAGAGAGATAATGTGTAATCAGATACTTAGTTATTTAAAGCATAGTTTAAGCATTAGAGAAAAGTTCAATAAAGGATGGAAACACGCCCTTATTGCAGGTGAAGAAATATATTGGGCAGGTATTGTAAATGATGAACCTGAAATAAGAGTTGTAAATCCTTTGTACTTTGAGTATGACAAAGACCCAGATCTAGACTACATCCAAGATGGCCAATGGGCCAAATATGTTATGAGGATGACTCCTGGATCTGTAGTAGATGCTTTTGGAGAGTATCTTTCTGACAAAGAAATCAAAGACCTGTACTCCGATTCTTCCTTAGGAGGCAGCTCCCATCCTCTAGGTTCAGACGAATTCGCATATGATTATAATGACAACCTATTTGACTCAAGTTTCTCTATGGAGGGGGATGGTGAACCCACTCCAGATGGATCACGCTACATTAGGGTGGTCCACTGTGAGTGGCGGTCTTTAAGAAAGATTGGATTTCTTAAGACCCTTAATGAAAATATGGAAGAAGAAGAGATTATTGTGGATGAAACATATAGTCTCAACAAAAAAGCAGGAGATATTGAAATAAAATGGGAATGGATTCCTGAAATATGGGAAGGAACCAAGATAGGAAGAGATCTGTATGTAAATATACAGGCAAAGCCTAATCAATTTAAAGATCTTGATAATCTATATAACTGTAAACTTGGTTATGTAGGACTTGCATATAATAATCTTAATGCTTCATCTGTATCTATGATAGACAGAATGAAGCCTTACCAGTATCTGTATAATATTATTATGTACAGATTAGAAATGGATCTAGCATCAGATAAAGGAAAGAAATTCCTTGCTGATATTAATCAGATTCCATCTTCTCTTGGTGTTGATATGGAAAAATGGCTTTATTACTTTGATGCAATGGGAATTGCATGGGTAAATCCTAATGAAGAAGGACAAAGAAATAAGCAAAGTAATTTCAATCAATGGCAAGCCGTTGATCTTAGTATGTCTCAAACTATCCAACAAAAGATACAATTACTCGAATACTTAGAACTTCAGTGTGGTGAAGTTTCGGGCGTTACTAAACAACGGGAAGGACAAGTAGGACCTAACGAGTTAGTAGGTAATACGCAACAGGCTGTTGTTCAGTCTTCGCATATTACAGAAGAGTGGTTCTATCTTCATAATAGATTGAAGGCAAATGTTCTTGAGGCTCTTATAGATACTGCAAAAGTTGCTTGGGCAGGAGCCAAAGAAATTAAAAAGATCCAATATGTATTGGATGACATGACAACTCAAATGTTGTCTGTAGAACCTTCTACTCTAGTAGAATCTAATTTTGGAATATTTGTTTCTGATTCTGCTAAAGATCAAGAGATCTATATGACTATGAAGCAGCTTGCACATGCAGCACTTCAAAATCAGCAGGCAGAACTTTCAGATGTTATCAAAATGCTTACTACAGAGTCTACTTCTGAGATTAAAGTGCTACTTGAAAAAGCAGAAGCCAGTAGAAAGCAAAGAGAAATGGAAATGCAACAACAGGCTCAGCAAGCTCAAATGGCTCAAACACAAGCTCAGCAACAAATTGAAGCTCAGAAGCTTGAAATGGAGAAATACAAGATCGACCAGGATAATGCCACTAAGATCGCTGTTGCAGAAATAAACTCTTTCCGTAATCAAATGGATCAGGATTCTAATGATAATGGAGTACCAGATCAATTAGAAATTGCAAAGCTTAAGATGGAGTCGGAAATGAATAAGCAAAAAGCAGACATAGAGAAAAGAAAGCTTGACATCAAAGAAAAAGAAGTTAAGCAAAAAGAAACTATGGATGAGAAAAAGCGAAAGCACGAGAAAGAGGAAAAGGCAAAAGACAGACAGGCTGCTGCAAGAAAAAAATCTTCCGACTAGATGGTGTGAAACACACCCTAGGCAATGTTATTGTGAAGATGGGTATTGTGCAATAGCTGCAGGTAAAGATCCAGAAACAAATATATCTCCAACAAAAAGACGTAAAAGAAATGCCTGATCCTACTGATCCAATAAACAATCAAGACGGAATAGAAGAAATTTATTTTGGTAAACTGTTACCAGAAATTTCTCCAGGCATGCCTTATTGGGGTTCTTTGTCAGAAGAACAACGTGATTATTATACATCTTCTAACAATCCTAATGATCCGATAAGACGGGCTATTGCTATGCAAGCGCGTGAAGGGTATGGCATAGACGGTAATCCTACTTTTAGCCAAAGTGTAGAGAATACTGTAAAAAGAATACCAGGTGCTATAGGTGAAAGTGTTATGGAGATTCTTGGCGCACCTCAAGCAGGAGCCGTAGAGCTTGCAAAAGAAATAGTACCTGGTGGAAAAAGAGGAGATATTCGTAATGTCCTTCCAGGTCTTACAAGCTCAATTACAGGAGATGCTACAGCAAGACAAGAACTGCCTTCTGAGTATATAGGATTTAAAAATCCTGAAGGATTTTGGCAACATGCTGCAAATTTGGGAATTGATGCTGTTACAGATCCTGTTGATCTTATTGGAGGAGGAATGCTTTTAGATGGTTTAAAGTTACTACCAAAAGGAGTAAAGTCTATAGATGATATTGCTGCTTTAGGTGCTAAAAAAGCTAAAGAATATAAATCATATTTAACTAGCAATATTCCAAAAAGTAGTACAGAACTAGCTAACACAGGATTTAAAATAGATCCTTATTACCATGCTCAAAAATTTTTTAGAAAAAAAGATGAAATAGGAAAAGCAATTAGGACAGATGAAGGAAGAAAAAGAATACAAGCATATATAGATAAAAATCCTCATTTACAAAACAAAACAGTTGATGATATAATTAACGATTTTGAAAACACAACGTTTGAAACTAAGAGACCTATATATGATGAGCAAAAAGATGAATGGATAACTAATGACCTAGGAGAGAAAATATATTTTGATGCTGATCCTAATAATGCATATAATTGGTATAGGGATGGATATGATAAACCTTCTTATATATCAATGGGTCAAAATTATACACCCTATGATGCACTGCATATTTTAGAGCATGAATTTGCTCACTTGTTTCAAAGAGGCGAGGACATAGCAGGAGTAGATGATGTTTTAGGTTGGGTTAAGTTAAAAAATAATGCACAGTTAGCCCCAAAGCCTTTTCAAGATTTTTTTAATCGGTATAACCCATTTAAAACCAAAGATGTTGGATATTCTGTTACTGGAGATGTCTACGGTACAGGTGTAAAAAATTTACTAGAGAGATCTGAGAATTTAAAATCACAAATGGATTATTTTTTAACTGGAGCAGGACGAGGCCAAGAAAAAGCAGCTTTTGCAGCAGAAGTTAGAGAAAATCTTATGCAGAGAGGTATTTTAGAAAATAGGTATGATAAAATAACTCCAGAAATGTTAGAAAAACATTTTAAATTATATCATAATACTAAAGGAAGTAAATATCAGTTACGATTATATGATATAATGCAAAATAATAAAAATAATTTTAAGCTTTTATCAAGAGCTTTAAATAGAATGCCAGCAGTAGTTCCTCCAGCAGCTATAGTAGGAGCAGGAGCAGCAGGATCAGCGACTGATCCTGACATCTACGAAGAAGGAGGAGATGTAGAGCAAGATCCAGTATATTCTTCTGTAGGTACACATGCAATAAATGATTCTAATATAGAATATATTAGAAATAGAAAAAGATATTTACCTGAAAAGCTTTCTCAAATAACAGATAGAGAAAGCTTGTGGCAGGCAAGAGAAGGATATTATAAATATGCATATAATACTCCATTAACAGATGACGAGCAAGCTCTTTATGATATCTGGTACCCAATGGCAGTAGACTCTAAATTAATCAATCCTATGGATCATGGGGTTTATGACATTCCTGGATTTTGGAAAAGCGGAGAATGGAAAAGCAAAGACAGTAGAGGGCATGGAACTGATACTTTTAAAAAGCCCAATCATATTACATTTTCTAACGAATCTAAATGGAGCAGTCAACAGGGAGGAAGTCCATTTGAAGGAGGAACCTGGGATAGAGAAGGTAGTTTTATTCCTGGAAGACATAATTTCTACAGTAACGAAGAAATTAACTTTGAATTTAATAGAGAAAGAGAGTACTGGAAAAGTAAAGGAATAAAAAATGCAGTGCCAGAACATCTATATGGAACTTTTCCTAAACTTGATACAAAAGAAGAAGTAATGATGGATAATACTGAAGTAGATGCTACTTTAATTCCTGATAAATTCTTTAATGTAGAAGAATAAATATAGATAATTAATATATATTTGGCTATAGAAAAATTTATTAATCATTTAGCATAACAAAAACTGTTATGTTTTTAATACAAAACTAATTATATTTGTAAACTAATTTTAAATTATGACTCAACAAGACAACTTAGACGAAAAGCCAATCACAAACGCTAATGCGCCTTTAGATGCAATGTGGGACATAGATGAGGGAAACCTTGACGATCTAATTACTTCTAATCCTAATCAAGATAAAGATCCTGTGTTAGGAACACTAGAAGTAGAATCAGAAAGTGATGACCTTTTAGGACTAAAAGAAGATTCTGAACCAGGATCTGATTTAGACATTGATAAAAAAGAAGAACCAGTTAAAGAAGAAAAAGAAGAACTTCCAGAACTGGACCTAGATAATTTTGACACTCCTGAAGCAGAAAGCGAGGAAGCTGAAGAAGAGGAAGGAGAGAAAAAAGAAGAAGCCCCAAAAGCTTCAGAAGAAGAAGAAAATGAGTTTGCAATTTTTGCAAAAATGCTTGCAGAAAAAGAACTCTTGGATTTAAATGAGGAAGAATTCGAGGCTACAGAAGAAGGTCTTATGGATGCTTTTGCAGGAACAATCGAATCAAGAGTTAAAGAAGAGCTTGATCTTTTTCAAAAAGGATTGCCTAATGAAGGCAAAGATCTGCTAAGACATCTTATGTCTGGCGGAAGAGTTTCCGATTTTGTTGATGCTTACTCTGCGCCAGATGTAATGTCATTAAGAATTGATGGAGATTCTAATGCTGCTAATCAAAAAGCAGTATTAAGAGAGTTTTTAAAATTAAGAGGAGATAGTGATAATGAGATTAACGAGACTGTTCAAGATTATGAAGATCTCGGTAAACTAGAAAGACAGGCAGCTAAAGCCCAAGAAAGACTTGCTCAATATTACGAATCTCAAAAACAGAATCTTGCTGCTCAACAAGAGCGAATTAATATCGAAAGAGAAGAGCGCAGGAAAGAAGTTATTACTAATATACAAGATAAAGTTTCTAACTCTTCAGAAATTAAAGGATTTCCTTTAAGCAGAAAAGTTAAAAAAGATCTTTTATCTTATATGACCGAAACTACTGCTAAAGTAGAAGGTCAAGACGGACCTCAATATGTAACTCAATTTCAAGCTGACGAAATGAATGCCAGCCAGGATGTTGATGATTTCATATTACGGGCTTATTTACGCATGACTAATTTTAGTCTAGATGGAGTAAAGAAAAAATCAAAATCTGATCTTTCTTCTAAACTAAGGACTCAGTTACAACATAGCAAGAACCGTACAGGTACTCAGGCTAAGTTTGGCGGGAATAAGAAAACAAGCGGAAAAACTGAAAGTTCTGCTTGGAATGAACTATAAACTTAATTATTAATTTAAATTATTTAAAATGAGAGCACAATCAAAATTAGCCGTCCTTACGAGGCCTATGCATGCTAATTTTACTGAGGTAAATCACCTAGGTGCTGCGTTCATGGCTGAGCCACATAAATTTGATAAAGTGCTCACCAGAGTTTTCACAGCATCTCGCATGGCAGATAATCCTCTTTTAGCAATGACAAAAGGAATGGGACGTACTTCTGAGATCGAATCTTTCGATTGGGAGTGGGAACTTATGGGATCTTCTACTCGACCACTAGTAGCAACTGCTGCTGCTGTTGGAAGTGGAATTACCCTTTCTGAAATTACTTTGACACTAGATGAAGACTGGTTCAAGCCTGGGGATGTTATTTCTCCTGCTGCTGGAACTTCTCGTCAACTAGTTCGTGTACAATCTGGTCCAGTTGCCGCAGCAGGTCCTGGAGTAGGTTACGAATATGTTTGTCGTCTTATGGGCGATGACCAACTTGCATCTCTAAGTGCTGCTGCACAACTTGCAGGTGTACAATGGAGCAAAATGTTCTCTGTGTATGAAGAAGGTGGTGACCAGTCTGGTTCTACTACTTACGCAATGCCAATGAAGCTTCGTTCTAATCTATCTACGTATAGAAAAGAATACTCTGTTACTGGTGATGCTGCTAACCAATCATTGGTTGTTGCATTGATGGACGCTAACGGAAAAGTATACAAAGACTACAAGTGGTTGAAGTATGCTGAAGCTGAGTATTGGATTCAGTGGCACAAAGAAAAAGAGCGTGGCCTATGGTATGGACAATCTCAATCTTCTGTAGCTGGAGCTAATGGACGTATCGCACGTACAGGCCCAGGTGTACAGGAATTGCTTGAGGATTCTCACGTACATTATTATAATACTCTTACTGAAAAGCTTATCCGTGAGTATCTTCTAGATATCTTCTTTGGACGAGTTGACATGTCTAACCGAAATATTGTTGCGTACACAGGTGAGTACGGAATGCTTGCATTCCACCAAGCTATGATGAATGCTTCAGCTCCTTTCTTGACTGTAGATTCTAAGTTTATCGGAGGATCAGGTTCTAACTTGGAGTTCGGAGGACAGTTTGTTAAGTATAACGGCCCTAACGGAATCACTCTTACACTTCGTCATAACCCAGTTTATGATGATCGTGAGATTAATCACATCTATCACAGTGAGCTTCAAGTACCAGTTGAATCTATGCGATTCACATTCCTTGACTTCGGTGGTAAAGGTGGCGAAAGTAATATCAAATATGTTCATAAGAAAAATGGATATAAGCTAGGATATGTATCAGGTCTTCAAACTCCTTATGGAGCTAACAAAGGCGGAATTATGTCAAACGCTAAGGATTCTTACACTATGATCGTTCACGATCAGTGTGGTGTTCAGATTGATGACGTAACTCGTTGTGGAGAACTGATTCTTGCCCAGAATTAATAACCAATTTTACGTAAAATGACTAAGAAAACAACTTTAGTATACGTAAAACCAATCATAAAGGAAAAGTGGCACGGCCTAGATAAACTGGGTCGTGCCAAATTCCAGGGAACTTACGATACCCTTATGGCATTGTATGACCCGAATCTCGGACGCTTGGCTACAGGTTTGGAGCCAGAAGATGAGAAAAGACTAGGCCAATCATTAGGTGTAGATCTAACGTCTTCTTCTCAAAATGAATATTGGGAAGACTTTAAGATAAAACTTGAAGACAAGACAATGATCTTTGATACTATCAAACCTATTGATGAACTTCAAGTAAAAATGATGAAAGCGAGCAATATGGTTGCAAACTCTCAAAAAGAATACTCTGAAGGAAAATGGCCAACCGCAAAATATGTCATTTATGACGAGAAAGACGAAGTAGAAGCGGAAGCTAAAGCAATTGAAAAAGAAGCTAAAGCAATGCAACTATTTACAAAACTTACTCATCAGAAAAGATGTGATTTGCTTAAAGTATTTGGTAAAGCAGCTAGTGGAATTACTGAAGAATTTTCATATACCAATCTTTATAAGATTATGAATGAGAATCCTACTAAATTCATTAAAGTCGCTTCTGAAAAGCCTGAAACTATTAAGGTAAAAGCTCTTGTCTTTGACCTTGAACATAAAGGGATTTTTAGACGTAAAGGAACTGCTTACCTATACAACGATCAACAAGTTGGATTTGATTTTGAAGATACAGTATTGAATCTTCTTAATCCTAAACAACAAGAAATGTTGGTTAAACTAAAAAGTGACCTAGAAGCAAGATCTTGATATGACTGTAGCAGATATGCACTATGACTTTAAATTCAAGCTGAACAAATTGGACAGCTCTGATTATAGCAATTTTCAGATTCCTGAAATAGATTGGCTATTAAATGAGTCTATGTGGGTATTTTTAAAGCAGAAATATGGAATTACTAATTCTAAAAGAGAAGGTTTTGAGGTTACTCAAAAAAGGATAGATGATTTACGGAATCTTGTAGTAAAAGATGTCGTACTTCCAACTATCGCTGGAACTGCAAATTCTTTTGAAAGGGTTCTGCCTGACAACTATATATTCGCTATACGTATTCAGGCAGAACTCTCAAAAGAGTCTTGTAGTCTTACCAGAAAAAGTGTCTGTGTCCAGACACAACATGATGATTTAAGTAAAGTATTGAAAGATCCTTATTATGGTCCCAGCTTTGAATGGGAAGAAGTACCAGTAGTTTTTGGTACTACAGGTGATTTAGTAACTGACTCTAATAAGATATTTGGATATACAGATGGTACTTTTGTTATTGACAATTTTATCCTAGACTACTTAAGAACGCCTAAAACAATATCATTTGCAGAAGGTGTTCCTGGAGGAGAATATTTTTACCCAGATGGTACTTTGACGGATTCAAATCAAGACTGTGAACTGCCAGAGCATGCTCACAATGAAATAGTCGATTTGGCCGTACAGATAGCAGCAGGTAATATAGACCATCCAGGTTATCAATTAAAAGCTGTGAAAACGGCACAGAATGAGTAATAATTAATTTATAAATTTTAAAATATAGAAAACATGGAAAGACCTGTTGAATGTGT